GCCCGAATAGGTGGTGGGAGACCTTCCTGTTTAGATGGCGGCTGGACCGGTTTAACTAGTAGGATAGAATCGCATGCTTAGGTAACTTGGCTTACTTGACTTAGTAAAGTGCAGTGATTCCAATAGGATAGGGCGATTCTCATGCCAAACCTCAAAGTCAAGCAAACTTTGGGGTATTTTTGTATCTACGCTCACGGAAACTGCACTTTTCAAGAACCATGCCAAGACGAATCGACCGATTGGTGAGATAAAACACTTGGCAGGCATAATCCCCTGCAAATCACGGGGTAAACTCGCGGTCAAGGCCTATCTATCCTTTACGTGAGGCAGCATACCGTTTTGTACGATCAAATATCGTGCCAAGTGGGCAGCCAAGAATCGTGCCAAGTGGGCAGCCAAGAATCGTGCCAACTATTTGTGTGGTCTAGCTCACCAAATGGTCGATAGCGCTTGACACCTACATAAGAACACATATACCCACGAATCGACAGTTATGTGAGCTACCTCTCTTGACACCTACATAAGCATACATATACCCACGAATCGACATTTGTGTGAGCTATATTGCTTGACAGGCAGCCTTGGCACGCTTCTTGTCTGCCTACACCTACCTACCTTTACGTACCAGTAGGCTGAGCACCTACCTGTGGGGTGATGTAGGTGGCACGCTTCTTGCTATGCACACATGTGCGCACATCTACCTACATGTAGTTGGCATGACTCTTGCTATGCACACATCTACCCACCTTTCCGTACAGTGTATGACATGTGGGGTAATGTAGGTGCGAGTATGACATGTAGGTAAGTGTAGGACATGTAGGGTGATGTAGGTGTGAGTATGACATGTAGGGTAATGTAGGTGCTAGACCTACACGATGTTTCTTTTTCCGTGTGTGCTAAACACCTACACGTGAGGTGATGTAGGTGCGTGTGTGCTGATGTGTGCTATGTAGGTAGATGTGCGCTGATGTAGGCAACTTCTCACATCCCCCCACATGCCCCTACTTCCCCCTACATGTAGGGAAATGTAGGCCGAGCCCCGCGAGGTACACACTCTCAAAACTTTTGAAATGAAAATGGGTATAGCCCATTAGGGCTATGAGTATAATAAGGGGCTGTAAACTTCACTCTGGTTATAGGGTAGTGAAGTACCCCTACGGTAGTAGATAGAGGTGTGAGCGAAACTGAGGAGAGTTGTTTACTAGTCTTGGGTCGCCTGTCGGCTCCAGATCTCAGACTAGAGGATTAGCCTACTCTCTTCTTATAGCGAAAGTGGTCAAGCTCTTTCCACGTAATCATTCACTATTTATTTTGTGAACGGTCGTATTATCGGGCGAACGGTAAAGGGCCCCCATTTAGGGACATGGGTGGTTCGCTATTGAATGTCCGGATGAATGTCCGCTAACCACATACCCTTCTAGATATGGCCACAAAGAAGACTCCGAAGAAGGGTGGGCGCTACGGTGTTCCCGAGGGCAAGCCTGTGAGGGAGCGCCCGATCAAGACTCCGAAGAAGAACACTCTTGGTAAGGTCTACGGCTTCTAGTTGTGGGCGACCCCCGCCCAAAGAAGCAGCGGCTCCTGCAGCAGGTTCTTGACACCTCCATGCTTCCGAGGGTTCACCCGGACGAGGGGAAGGTTGCTAGGGACTTCAACCCCCTCATGTATGAGACGAGGGTGACGCGGGAGCGGGCCAGGGAGAACATTGAGGCGGCGCAGGACCAAGCGATTGAGACGAGCGTCCTGAACCAGCAGTTTGGCCGGAGGACCTTTCCGCCCGTGGCTGGGTCTTACGCTGCCCCGACCTACATGGACAACAATGAGGTTCAGCAGCGGGTTCAGCGCAAGCAGCGGTCGATTGCGCAGCCCTTCTACACGGACCCTGGGAGTGGGGAGGTTGATTTCAACCAAGTTCCGCACCCGTACGTGTTTGCAGTGGAGTCGGGCTACAGTGGGGCCACGAGGGAGCGCGACTATGCGGAGTACCCCGCGGCGATCAATAAGCACGCGTTCTCCGGGAATCGGAAAGACCCCTACACCTCCATGCACATTGCGGAGAAGGAGGCCATCAGGCCCGACCTGGTGTTGGAGTGGATGAAGAGCAACCCAGTCAAAGCGACTGCGGCGGAGGCCTTGAAGTTTGTGATGAAGCTCCTAGATCGACCTTCTGGGAGAAACAGGAAGAAATAACCAACTAGCGAAGGAGGGCGGCGATGCCCCGAACAAAGCCACAGCGAAGAGACATATACCGCGACACGCCGGATAGCGTGATCAGTGCTGAAGACCTGCTGAGTCAGGTACCCCCGAAGTCGGCACCCAAAGTCATCAAGACTCTGACCTACGAGCAGCGGCTCGACCGGCAGATCTTGATGCTCAACAACGCCATGAGCAAGTACGAGCGCGTGGTCAATGCTGGCGGCACCCTGTGTGACGCTGATGAGAAGCGCCTCATGCAGCTGGTGGACGGTGCCCGGAAGCTAGAGCTGGCCCTCGCCCAGATTAGGGCGAAGATGAACGGCACGGGGGACATGGACGACCTGGAGATTGCTCTTGAGCTGTACGACAAGGGTAAGAGCTTCGAGGAGGTTGTGCTCATTTTCCGACACAACCCAAATATCGAAGACCAGCTACAGGAGGCCCTAAGTGCCCGAGATTAGACCTATTGAGAAGCCCGACCTGAAGTACGTGTGCCAGAGCTGGCTGTACGACTACCAGGAGAGTCCCGAGATGGCCATGCCCGGCCTGATCAATGACGACTACTTCGGGTACCAACACGAGATGATCAACCACCTCCTCGCCCGGGCATCCAAGGCGGGCAGCGCCTACATCATGCACGAAGACGGGGCACCACACCTGTACCGAGGCTGGATGGTGGCCGAGCCCTTCGACAACCTTCCCGTTGTCCACTTCATCAAGGTGAAGAAGGGTGCGATGCACCAGGGCGTAGCCACCGAACTCATGCGTCAGTTCTACGAGGACTTCGGGTACACGAAGGGCCAGAACTGCGCCTACACGCACAGCAGCAAGGACATCCGGCGCTTCTCCTGGCTACAGGCGAAGATGAAGAAGGACTACAGCGTCGTGTATCTTCCGTGGTTCAAGCACGAGCTTGTGCAGATTGAGAATGACCGGATCGCGGAAGAGAAGCGGAACCGGTAGTGGCCGAGCAGGCTGACCGGGAGCTAAACCGCCTATTAGCCGAGGTTGCGAAGCGGGGAAGCCGCGTAGCCAACCTCGACTGGAACAAACTCATGTTCCCCGAACAGCGGGCGTTCATCGAGGACCCCTCCCGCCTGAAGGTTGCGTGCTGTTCCCGACGTGCCGGTAAGTCGCACGGTGTAGCCCTGGCGCTACTCAAGGCTGGGTTCGAGAACCCCGGCTCCTTTCCGGTCTACATCAACATGAACCGCGCCTCCGCCAAGGGCATCATCTGGCCAGCGCTGAAGGAGATCGACAAGTCCCTACAGCTGGGCCTACGGTTCGACAACACGCACGGGCACATCCACCTTCCGAACGACTCCTCCATTATGATCTACGGGGCGGGCTCCCGCCGAGAGATGGACAAGATGCGAGGACTTGCCCCGCCAGCCATATGCCTAGATGAGGCGCAGAACATGGGCAACGACATGCTGTACCTGCTCACGCAGGTTCTTCTGCCCTCGACGTTCGACTACAAGGCCCCCATCATGGTCACGGGCACGCCCAGCAACAGCAGGCACAACCCGTTCTACAAGATTTGCCACGGCATGCAGCTCGAAGAGGGCATCAACATCGGCTGGAGCGTACACGGCTGGACGATGAAGGACAACCCGTTCATCCCGGACGCCGAGGAGCAGATGGAGATGATGCGCTTGGCCATGGGGTGGGGCCTCAACGAGCCCGCGTACATGCGTGAGCTGAAGGGCCTGTGGGTGTTTGACACTCACCGCACGATCTTCAACTCCCGACAAGGAATGCTCGTGTCTCGATGGCCGATGGAGCTGGCCAACGACTGGCGCTTTATCCTGGGCGTGGACCTTGGTACCGTAGACCCCTGCGCATACACAGTCCTGACATACTCCCGACAACTTGGGGCCACCTACACCCTGGAGAGCTACAAGGCCCCGGACCTAAGCACCATCGAAGCGGGAACGGAAATCGAACGCCTGTACGACCGCTACCCCACGTTCAGCCACACGGTGGTTGACTCCGGTGGGCAGGGCGCTAGCTTCATCCGGCAGTGGAAGGACACGCACCCGAACATCCCGGCGAGGCCCGTCAAGAAGGGGCAAGACTCCGTGGACATGGGCATCTCGATCATCAACGCCGACATCCAGGCCGGAAAGGTGTTCTTCGTCGAGAAGAACTGCCAAGAGCTGCTTCAGGAGATGGAGACCCTGCAGTGGGACGAGAAGGCGATGGAGGTTGGGAAGCGCTCCGTCAAGTCCGGCATGAGCGACCACGCAATGGACTCTTTCCGTTACGCGTACACGAAGGTCAGAACGCACGACACGCGCGGCATGATCGCTGACGACTCCTACGAGATCGGCTCCAAGCGCTACTTCGAAGAGCTACGCGAGAAGGCCAGAAGGCAGGCGTTCAAGCAGGAGAAGCCGGAGCCGTTCTGGGTTGAGCTTGGGAAGTGGAAGCGGCCTGGGCGTCGATAGCCTTGACTAGCCTCTGCAGCTGAAGTAACGCATCAAACTCGACGTGTCGTGGTACCGTGGTGCCGTTGGTGTACTTTGCGGCGCGTCTCACGATGGCCCACTGTTCAGTCGTCAAGTTCATGGTGCTCCCAGCAAAAAACACGGAACGGGGGGTACCTGTCCCGAGTACCCCCCTCTATGTCCGCGGACCCTAACGTCAACGTCATGTGACTGGGTCGTGTCTCTAGCGAAACTGGTACGCCCCTCTAGATACGGAGTCAGTGTAGCACGCTGGGGACCGAAAGTCAAACCATTTTTCCTACTTGATAGATGCCCGAACAAGATTTTTTAGAGGCTAAGGCGTGGTGGGAAGAAAAAACCAAGCCGAAGGCCCTAGATCCTGCCCTGGGGATCTTCAAATACTTCGCAGACCACGACTCCGCCCGACTTTCCGCCTACAACGGGTATTCGAGGGTCTACCTCAATCGGGACATCAACGACTGTGACTACCTGGCCAGCTACACGGCTGCCTGGAACACGGAGGATAACTCCTACTCCCGCGTACCCGTAAACCTAGTCAAGGTTCTGGTGGACGCCGCCGCGGCCCGCGTGACCAAGCAGAATCCACGCCCAGTCTTCGTGACGCGTGGGGGAA